GTTTTAGAAGACACCGGAGCAGGCATGGCTCAAGATTTGATCAATATTCCCCAATTGGCTAACCAACTATCAAGCACAACACTAAATGATGCCGACCGCCTCATCTCCAGCACCGAACTCAATGCGGTGGAGAACCGTCTTACTCAGTCCATCCAGTCAGCCAAGTCAAGCGCTGATCGACACCTCGCCCGTCACGCCGCTGACCCCCTCGCACACGAGCATACCTCCGCGGGTATACCCTTCCCCCTCGCCGCTGTCCCTGCTGCACCGTGTCAGAGCTATCGGCTTTCCGCTATGCCAGTCGTGCTCCACTCATGCGGAGGTCACAGTTCTACCGTGCCTGTGCCAACTAAGATAGTCGTCGAGGTCACCCCATGTACCATCATCCTTCACACCCCTCCCTTCGACTTCACTCACGTCCCCCCCACCGTCCCCGGCGGCAAGCTCTTCGTGAAGGTTGCAAAGGGGTCCTGGCGTGACACTGCCCTCGGCGCGTTCAGTCCTGAAGCCTACGACCAACTCCTAACTGTCGCCAAGCGCCGAAACTCAACGGAGGTTAGAGTTAAGTGGTACGGCGGTTCAGGCCCCAATCGTTTCGACCTGCGCTCCACCGGCAAACGCGCTCGTATCCATGCTACTGATAACCTGATCATGTTCGAGCTACCCGGTGTGGACTCAACGGGCGCATATCCCGACCTGACGTGTTGGCCAATTATGGGTGTCTTTGAGTAGGGTCCTGAGTCCGCCTGGCGTGGCCGCGTAGACCCGGTGTCGCCTTTCATC